TGTTACAACAGGTCAGCAAAATAATTTCTTAGGTCAGGGTGCTGGCTACTACATGACCACTGGCTCCAGGAACACCATCATCGGCGGCTACACGGGCAACCAAGGCGGCCTAGACATCCGCACCTCAAACAACAACATCGTGCTGTCGGATGGGGCTGGTAATCCTAGGACATTTATAGACTCAAATGGCTCTTTGTTTTTTGGTGTCTTTGCAAGACCTGCTAACGGAAGTGGTGGTTCTGCATTTGATGCTCAGGCTAATGGAAGAAGGATTTTATTTCTTTCCACACAATCATCTAGCAGTCAGGGTTTAATTGTATTTGATAATCCTAATGGAACTGTCGGGCATATTACAACGACAGGTTCATCAACTGCATATTCTACATCCTCAGACTATCGCCTAAAAGAAAACGTGGTTGAACTGACAGGCGCAACAGATCGTCTGAAGCAACTCAACCCATCACGCTTCAACTTCATTACAGACGCAGACACAACCGTTGATGGCTTTTTAGCACACGAAGTTCAGGCCGTTGTCCCAGAAGCAATCACAGGCACAAAAGATGCAGTCGATGCAGACGGTAATCCAGAATATCAAGGCATTGACCAAAGCAAGCTAGTGCCACTCTTGGTCGCTACAATCAAGGAACTAGAAGCCCGTATCACTGCCTTAGAAAACGCTTAATCGTAACCAGTCAGAAAAGGAGAAAGACATGACTGATACACCAACTACAGAAGAAATCGCACAGCACTACACAGCAATGGGTCACTCTGTTGACCTGATTAACGCTGGACAACCAGAGGGCATGGAAGATGCTGACTGGACAGACACAGTTGCTCGTAATGTTGAGCATCTGGAAATTATGGTAGCCAAAGACTTCTGGACTACAGAAGATATGACTGCCGCCAATGCTGCAATCGCAGCCAACTCGTAACTCAAACTTAAAGGAGACTGTCATGAGTAAAAATGAAAAGAACCTCATCACTGTCAACGACATCGAATACAACATCGAAGACATGACTGACGCACAGAAGACTATGTTGAACCACATTAACGACTTAGATCGTAAGCTGGGTTCTGCGCAGTTTAACTTGGATCAGCTTAACGTGGGCAGAGACGCCTTTGTTAAAATGTTGGCTGGATCATTAGAAGCGCCAGAACAAAAAGAAGAAGCTGCTGCATAAGTATGGCTACTGCACAGGAAATAAGAGAAGCTGCTGAACGCAGTCTTGTTACATTTATCAAACTTGTAGCACCTCAACGTGTACTAGGAAATTGTCACGAAGATGTGTGTAAGTGGTGGACCAGACAAGAAGCTAAAACTCATCAGTTACTCTTATTTCCTCGTGACCACGGTAAGTCAGCTATGGTAGCTTATAGAGTAGCTTGGGAGTTAACTAAGAACCCCACCCTACGGGTACTTTACATCTCAGCTACATCTAACCTAGCTCAGAAACAGCTATCGTTTATTAAGAACATCTTTGAGTCAGACATACACCAGAAGTACTGGCCTGAACATCTAAACAAAGATGAGAGTAAACGAGAAAAGTGGACTACCTCTGAGATTGCTTTAGACCACCCTGATCGTAAGAAAGAAGCTATCCGTGACCCTTCTATATTTACTGGTGGTCTCACTACTTCCCTTACTGGGATGCACTGTGACATTGCAGTTCTTGATGATGTTGTGGTATTTGAAAATGCGTACACTGGGGAAGGTCGTAACAAAGTTAAATCCCAGTACTCTTTGCTATCATCTATTGAGGGTAGTGAAGCTAGAGAATGGGTAGTAGGTACACGTTACCATCCTAAGGACTTGTACTCTGATCTGATGGGTATGGAAGAAGACATATACACAGACAAGGGTGAGTTAACAGGTAAAGAGAGTATCTACGAAGTAATGGAAAAAGCAGTAGAGGATAATGGTGATGGCACTGGTGACTTTCTCTGGCCTCGACAGCTTCGCAAAGATGGTAAGATGTTTGGTTTCGATATTAAAATCCTAGCCAAGAAACGTGGGCAGTACCTAGACCGTGTACAGTTTCGTGCTCAGTACTACAATGACCCTACTGATCCAGACACACAGCCTATAGCCTACGAGAAGTTTCAGTATTATGATCGTAAACATCTTAGTCGTGACAATGGACAGTGGCACTATCAAGGACGTAAACTAAATGTTAGTGCAGCTGTGGACTTTGCTTACAGCGTCAGCAAGCGTTCGGATTACACAGCCATTGTCGTTATCGGAGTTGACTATGAAAATAACGTATATGTTTTAGACATCGACCGTTTTAAAACAGACAAGATTTCTGAGTACTTCCGACACATCCTTGACCTCCTTAACCGCTGGGACTTCAGGAAACTACGGGCTGAATGTACTGCTGCTCAGTCAGCTATCGTATCTGAACTAAAAGATAACTACATTAAACCTAACGGTCTAGCTTTAAAGATTGACGAGCATAGACCAAACAGGCACCAAGGTTCCAAAGAAGAACGTATTGCTGCTGCACTAGAACCAAGGTACGACAACCTACAGATGTATCACTATCGTGGTGGCAACTGTCAGGTATTAGAAGAAGAGTTGGTATCCCACAACCCTGCCCACGATGACTGCAAGGACTGTTTAGCTGCTGCCGTTGAGGTAGCAGTCAAGCCTAGCAGTTCAGTCAAAAGAGTTAGAACTCAAGACAGCAATGTAGTATTTCACCCTAAGTTTGGTGGAGTAGCATTTTAATTGTTGACAAAAATATCACACTGTGTTATTATTAACACATAGCTAGGACTAGGAGTCATCATGGCTGGCACGACTATTGACATTGAAAGCATTATAAATCCACACGCCCTAGCTGTGGACATCTCTGACCGTTGGTCTTCTTGGAACAATGCCCGTACCAATAAGGTTGAAGAATGGAAGGAACTGCGTAACTATATTTATGCTACCGATACACGTACTACGAGTGTTAATAAACTTCCGTGGTCCAACTCAACAACCACACCTAAGTTAACACAGATTGCTGACAATCTACATGCTAACTATTTCTCAGCTTTGTTTCCGCAGAAGCGGTGGTTTCGATTTGAGGCCAGTGACACAGACTCAGATATTAAGATTAAACGTGACATCATTCAAGCCTACATGCAGAACAAGTTACGTCAGTCTGACTTTGTAAACACAACAAGTAAACTTATCAATGACTACATCCAGTATGGTAATTGTTTTGCTACTGTAGACTATCAACGTAAGATTACAGAGTTTGAAGATGGCGACCGTGTTGTAAACTACGTAGGCCCAAAGCTGGTCCGTATCTCCCCTTTCGATATTTGCTTTAACCCTATTGCTTCTGAGTTTGCAGATACTCCTAAGATCATACGTTCAGTTATGACACTAGGTGAAATACAACGAATGGTTGAAACTTCACCTAACAAAGCATACATGGCAGATGTCTTTGAAAAGATGTTAGGTAATCGTGGTGAGGCTAAGGGTAACGACATCGACACAAACAAGTCAGAAGGCTTTACTGCTGATGGCTTTGCTAGTCTAACAGATTACTACGAGTCAGACTATGTAGAGATACTTACGTTCTATGGAGACATTTACGATACAGAGACAGGTAAGTTCTTAAACAATCGTATCATTACTATTGTAGACCGTGCATACGTCTTAGCCAATGAAGAGAACCCCAGCTACCTTGGTCGTGATCCTATCTTCCATGTAGGCTGGCGTGACCGTCCTGACAACCTCTACAGCATGGGGCCACTAGATAACCTCGTAGGTATGCAGTATCGCATTGACCACTTGGAGAACCTCAAGGCAGATGTGTTCGATCAGATTGCTTACCCTGTCTTGAAGATACGTGGTGACGTAGAGGACTTTGACTTTGAACCTAATGCTCGTATCTACTTGGGTGATGAAGGTGACGTAGGGTACCTTGTACCTGATAGTACTGCACTCAATGCTGACTTTCAGATACGTGAACTAGAAGCTAAGATGGAGATGATGGCTGGTGCTCCTCGTGAGGCTATGGGCATCCGTAGTGCTGGTGAAAAGACAGCCTTTGAAGTTAACCAACTTATGACAGCTGCTGGTCGTATCTTCCAACACAAGACTGCACACTTTGAACGTGTGTTCCTTGAGCCTATCTTGAATGCTATGCTTGAGGTGTCACGCCGCAACATGGACTACGAAGATACTGCTAAGGTTTTAAACGAGGATACTGGACTATACTTCTTTACACAGATTACTCGTGACGATATCAAGGCTAACGGTAAGATCGTACCAATGGGTGCTCGTCACTTTGCTGAACGTGCTCAACGTGTGCAGAACCTTACGACTATGTACCAGATCAAAGCATCTGATCCTAGTATCGGGTCTCACCTTTCAGGTAAAGAGTTTGCTCGTTTGCTTGCTGATGAGTTAGGTGAGCCAGCCTTGTTTGGCGAGAACATTGCAGTGAGTGAACAACTAGAGACACAGAAGGTTGTCACAGAGGCTCAGGTCGAGTTTGAAGCAGAGCAAGAGGAAAAGGCTGAACAAGGTATGCAGGAACTAGAACCTGCTCCTGAGCAAGCCACAGAGGAGCCTACTGAATGAAGGCAGCTTGGTTCAAAGACTGTAAGACAAAGAAAGAAAAGGATGCGGTAGCACAAACATTGCAGTCCCAGAGAGAGGGACTAGACCGCCTCAAAGAAATCCTAGAGCCTATGCTAAAGGATACTACCCCTGCCGCAGACTATGACTCACCCTCGTGGGCATACAAGCAAGCAGATCGCAACGGGTTTAACAGAGCAGTGACCACTGTGTTAGACCTAATTAACTTAGACAAGGATTAACAATGAGTGTATTTTCTGAGGAACAGGTGACCCCTGTTGAGCAGAGTCAACAAGTATCAGCTTTTGAAGAGCCGACCAGCCCTTCAGTTCTAGGTGATCTTGTGGGAGAAGGACGTAAGTTCAACGATGTAGAGGCGTTAGCAAAGGGAAAGCTAGAAGCAGATAAGTTTATCGAACAGATGAAACAAGAGAATGCTGCTTTAAAAGAAGACCTAGAGAAACAAGCATACAAACTTGGAGTTACAACTAAGATGGAAGAAATGGCCTCGGCACCCACAACCGAACTTCTTGATCCCAATAACAACAATAGTGGCACTACGAATACAGCTAATACCCAGCCAAGTTCGAGTGAAGCAGACATTGAGAGCCTCGTAGAACAGACCCTGAGAAAGCGTGAGCAAGAAGGTGTTGCTAAAAACAATATCGCAATCGTTGAATCGGAACTTGCACAAGCCTATGGAACAGAAGCTGCGTCTGCTGTGCAGAACAAAGCCAATGAACTTGGGTTACCTATGTCGGAGTTGCAAGGTATGGCTGCAAAATCACCAGCTGCGTTCATGCAGTTGATGGGACGGTCAGCACCTAAGACTTCACCATTAGTGCAAGGGAGCATTCGTACTGAGGGTTCTACAATGCAAGCATCCTCTGAGAAGGACTTTGCTTTCTATCAAAAACTTCGCAGAGAAAACTCGACAGAGTACTATAAACCGTCTACTCAACGGCAAATGATGGCAGATGCCGACCGTTTGGGTGACAGATTCTATTGATAAAGGAAGAGAACAATGGCTGGTAATACAGTAGCTACTCTCGCATTAGCCAAACGTGCAGAAGTTTGGGGTGCAGAGCTTAAAGAAATCTTGCGGGACGAACTGCAAGGCATGAAATACGTTAACTGGTTGAATGATTTCCCAGATGGTGATACATTCAAGATCCCATCCTTGGGTGATGCAACCGTTAACGACTACACTGAAGATAATGCGGTCACATACGACCCGATTGATGATGCACAGTTTACGTTCACCATCACTGAATATCTTCAGGCTGGTAACTACATCACTAACAAAGCGATGCAGGATGTTTACTACTCAAACCAAATCATGTCACAGTTCGTGCCTCTGCAAGAACGTGCTTTGATGGAACGTCTTGAGACAGACATCATGGCTTTGGGTGGTCAGCAAACAGTAGACAATGGTAACGCAATCAATGGCGTTGACCACCGTATGCTGGGTTCCGGCTCAGGCAACAAGATTGCTGTTGAAGACTTTGCTAAGGCACTCCGTGCTTTGAAAACTGGTAAAGTTCCACAGCGCAACCTCGTTGCTATCGTTGATCCGTCTGTTGAATTTGAGATGAACACATTGTCTCAGTTGACAAACGTATCTAACAACCCACGTTGGGAAGGTATTGTTCGTGATGGTATCGCAACTGGCATGTCCTTTGTTGCTAACATCTACGGCTTTGATGTATATACATCGAACTACCTGAAGACAGAAGCTGCTGAAACTATCGGTGGTACAACTGTCAACAACGCAATCACCAACATGTTCTTCTCTGCGGATCAGACAGTGTTGCCTTTCGTAGGTGCATGGCGTCAGATGCCAAACGTGGACACAGAGTACAACAAAGATTACCAGCGTACAGAGTTTGTAACTACTGCACGTTATGGTATGAAACTGTACCGTCCAGAGAACTTGGTAACAGTTATGACTGCGCCTTTGGCGTAACATAATTACAAGGGGAGGGGAGAAATCTCCTCCTCTTACTCTTTTATACTTGACAACTATTTACCTAGTGTGTATAATAGTCTTAACAAGTCCCTCCGGTAAGGATAACATATCATGGCTAACGTAGAACATTCATCATTAACAGGTAGTGCTTTACACGAACCTAAGGGTGTAGCTGCTGCTAACAGTGGTGAAGCATACGTTGCTAATGGTTCTGGTAGTGGTACATGGCAACCTATTCATAGGCATCTAGGGGCAGCTACAGCTTTTAATCACTCCTCTCCTTATGCTTATTCTATTGATACAGATATTGCAGAGAAGTTCTTGTCACCTTCTATATCTTCTACTGTTACATCGGGCTTTACAGTAGTAACCAGCCCAAACCTACGGTTTAGGTATGATGATGCTACGAGCCTTACAGGTTTAATTAATGTTACTATGTCATCGTCTCAGGCCTCAGGTAGCTCTAAAGATGTAGAGTGGGCTTTGTTTAAGAACGGTACAGAGATTGTAGGATCAAGGGCTATACGTTCTATAGGCTCTGGCAGCTGGGGTTCTATTAGTGTAACAGGTCTTACAGCATTAGCTCAAAATGATTACATTGAGATTAAAACTAAAGCTAGTGCAGACAACGTAGATGTAAACTATGCAAATATCTACATATCAATTATTGGAATGAGTGCATAACATGAAGATGACTCTCCTCGAAATAGTCCAGAACATCTTGTCCGATATGGATTCGGAGGAGATCAATAGTATCTCAGATTCAAATGAAGCTGAACAGATTGCTAAAGTAATTGAGAATACTTACTTCAATCTTATCTCTACTCGTATAATCCCTGAACATGCACAAACAATCAAGCTAGTCTCTTACTCTAGCTCTGCTCGGCCCACTCACTTCTCTTTTCCTACTCGTGTAAAGAACATCGAGTTCTTGGATTACAACGTGTCTGAGAAGGTAGGCGGGGTCGAGTATAAACGTCTTACATACTTGGAGCCTGATTCTTTCTTTGCTTTGTCAGACAAGCGTGATAGTCTTGCTTCTAATGTCGTACAGGTTAATGACGTACAGGCAGACAGCATCCTACTTATTCGTAACGATGTCATGCCTGCGTACTACACCTCCTTCGATGATGAGAACATTGTACTGGACTCTTACAATTCTACCATCGACAGCACACTGACAGCAGCCAAGACACGGGCCTACGGTACTAAGTACCCAACATTCGATTCTTTCTCCGACACCTTTACTCCTGACATTGACGATGTGATGTTTCCTTACCTTCTAGCAGAGGCCAAGTCAACAGCCATGTCCTTGTTTAAGTCCGGGGCTGATCCAAAGATTGAACAGTCAGCACGGCGTCAGAAGTCTTATGTACAGAACGACATGCACCGGGTCAACAAAGGAAGGCCACATAATAATTATGGTAGACGTTAATCTTATCAGAAGCGAAGACGGTCAGCAAGTTAAAGTAGTTAGTGATAAGACAGAGAAACCCTTAGTTGTTTACAAGTCTCAAGACGGTTTTAAGTTTTACGCAGTTAAGTATGAGAACGGAGCACAGGTTCCAGCAGAACTTAACGGACGATGGACAGGAGTTGCATCTGCTATCAAAGCAGTAGTATCTCACTTAGAACACAAGAAGCCAACTCCCCGCAAAGCCGTGAACGACAGGTACAAGGCCCGTAAAGCCCAAAAGGAAAAGTTAAATGCCGCAGAGCCTGATCCAGAGAACGGTTAACACCTTTGTTAAAGGTCTCATCACTGAGGCCTCTGAGCTTACGTTCCCTGAGAACGCATCTGTAGATGAGCTTAACTGTGCCTTGGAACGTGATGGTACACGGCGTAGACGTAAGGCTCTTACCCTAGAGGAAAACTACGTTCTTTCAGATGTGACTGTGCCTCAGGGTTCTTTGGTTAACACACTGGACTGGTACAACGTAGCTGGTCAACCTAACCTAGAATTTCTAGTAGTCCAAGTAAACAATATACTTTACTTCTACGAGAAGTCAGCTGATCCTTTGTCAGCAAATAAGTATGCCGATACTGTAAACTTAAACAGTCACTCCGCATCTAACAACCTCTCTCCTTCAGATGAACGTATCCAAGTAACCTCCTTGAATGGTGCATTGATCGTTGCTTCACCAGCGATTAATACTTTCTTTGTGGAATTTGATACAGTAGCTCAGACTTTTTCTGAAACAACTATTGCATTTAAAGAGAGAGACTTTGAGTGGCAGGGTTCTGATTTCGAAGTCACAAGTGAATACTTTGAGAATGACTCTAGCCCTTCATCTGAACGTACTTACGATGCTAAGAACGTAGGCTGGGGCCAAGGCGGTGGGCCCACAACTTACACTTTTGCCCTGACACATGCGTGGTACGCAGGTAAGGATGCTAACGGTGCCTTTAATGCAACAGACTGGGAAGAGATTTATTCTGGTTCATCTCTTGCAGCCAATGGTCACTTTGTCGTAGATGTCTTTAACAAGGTCCGTTCTGGTTTAACAACAGAAGTTGAGACAGCTAGGTTCCGTACAGTTGCTGCCTATGCTGGTCGTGTCTTCTATGCAGGTATTGACTCAGCTAAGAATGGCGGTAAGGTCTACTTCTCCAGACTAACGGAGAGGCTTGCTGACGTAGGTAACTGCTTTCAGGTATATGACCCTACATCAGAGATCATTAGTGACCTGCTGGACACTGACGGTGGCGTGGTAAGTATCCCTGATGCACACAACATCCGTAAGCTCCACGTTATCGGGGCATCCCTCTTAGTGTTTGCTGAGAACGGTGTGTGGGCTGTTGCTGGTGTTGACAACGTGTTCCGTGCTACAGAGTATGCTATCACTCGTATCAGTGACACAGGTCTGACCAATGAAAACTCTTTTGTGGTAGCAGATGGTTTGCCCGTTTGGTGGAGTAAGACTGGTATCTACGCAATACAACAGGGTGAAAGTCTTAACGTACCTACCGCCCAGAACCTTTCTCTCTCTACGATACAGACTTTCTGGAACAGTATTCCAAACGAGAAGAAAGCACAAATCCACGTGGAGTACGACAAAGTTAACCAGAGGGTTCTTTGGTTTTACCCAGATGCAGATGAAACAATAGAGTACAAGTACAATAATATACTTGTTATGGATTTAGCTCTACAGGCTTTCTATCCTTGGAAGATAGCAGACCAAGAAACAGACACAAGTTATGTTATCGGTACATCTTACTACGCTGGTTTAGGCTCTACTTCTACTGAGACACAAGTGGTCAACGGTGTAGACACTATTGTTAACGGTGCAGACAACGTGATTGCTACATTGTATCGGGACTACCTACAAGGTGACAGTGAGATAAAAGTTCTTGTACGAGATGGTGCAACTGGTAAGATGACCTTTGCAACATTCCGTGGTGACAGTTACCTTGATTGGGGCGATGCTGACTACCAGAGCTTTGCTGAAGCTGGTTATGACTTCATGGGTGACATGACAACCTTCAAGACTGCTCCTTACATTACAACGTACATGCGAGTAACTGAAGATGGTTACACAGTGAGTGGAGCAGGATACGAGTTCATCAATCCCTCTAGTTGTTTGATGTCTGTGTCTTGGAACTTGAGCAAGGCTAACAGCACTCCCCGTGAGATTTACAAACTAAAAGATGTTCCGGTAGTAGACCCAGACGATTTAGGTTCCTTTAACTATCCTACAGATACAATAGTAACTAAGTCTAAGGTACGTGGTCGTGGTCGTTCAATGAAACTTAGGTTCGAGAGTGCAACAGGTAAAGACTTTCACCTAGTAGGATATGAGGTTCTTGGTGGTAAAAACAACACCTACTAATATTAGAGAAGCAACAGAAGAAGATGCGCTAGACTGTTTAATCCTCTTCAAACAATTTCACAAAGAGTCTAAAGTACCTTACTCGTGGGATGCAAATAAAACACAAGAAGTTTTTCTTCAGACACTACCGTTGGAGAACTTTATTACTCTTGTTGCAGAGATAGACAACGAGATAGTCGGCTTTATTTGCGCTATGTATAACGAGCCTTTCTTTTCATCCGAAAGAGTTTCAACTGAAGTGGCTTGGTTCGTTAATAAAGACTTTAGGAACAGTACAGCAGGATTTAGGTTGATGAAGTCTTACGAAGATTGGGCTAGAGGTCAAGGTGTAAAGTATATCGGCATGACTTTTTTAGAGAACGTAACAGACTTATCAGCAGTATACGAAAAAAAGGGTTACTCTAAAGCTGAGACCCACTACATGAAGGAGTTTTAACATGGCTGTTTTTACGGCAATTGGGACAGCACTCGGAGTAGCTGGAGGAGTTGCGGGTACTCTTACGGCTGCATCAGTTGTGGGCGGTTTGGCTGTAGCTGGAACTGTTGGAGCAATTTCTGGAGTAGTTAATGCAAGGAAAGCGGGTAAGGCAGCACAAGCGGCTGCTGAAAGGCAAGAAAAAGCACAGCAACTCCAAGCTAGGCGTCAACGCCGTGCAGCCATTCGATCCAATATTCTAGCCTCGGCACGAGCAAGGGCTTCTGCACAGGCAGCTGGTACAGCTCAGAGTTCTGGATTGGCTGGGGCAGTAGGTGCAGGTCGATCAGCTCTTGGTTCAGAACTAGGTTTCGGAACACAAATGAGTGGTTTGAGTTCTGAGATTTCAACCTTCCAAAGTCAGGCTCAAACGTATGGAGACCTCTCCAAGTTAGGGTTTAAGGTAGCTGGATCGGCAGCGAGTTTTATAGCACCTAGAATGTTTACTGCTCCTACTCAACCGTCTGCTCCTACTCAACCGTAAGGAAAACAAATGAATAGCATCGTTTCCTTAGAGGAACTACTAGCAGATTCAGAAGATGTTTCTGAGGTAGTGCAAAAAGAACCTCTCGATCCTACTTCTCCTCTTGAAAAACAGAAAGTAGAGGAGCAATCCTTACTACTTGAAGTTGACCCTGCTGTAATATCAGAGGCTCGTCTTTCTGAGGATATGACACACGAGGGATTAGCTAAACAATTCCCTGACCTTAACGTATTCCTTGAGACACTTTACGATGCGGGTGTACCTGTAGAAGAGGCTGGTCGTTTAGCACAGGAACATGTAGACCGTAAGCAGGTTGCTGTCTCTCCTCGTGAGTTTATCTTCTCAAGTATTATGATGGTTGACGATGATACGGTTAACCAAGAAACTCTACGTATGTTGACTAACTATGAGTTGATTAACAAGCGCATTGCTGAACGGCTAGAGAAGAATGATCCATCTACTTTTAAGTGGTTGGCTGCTGGTACTCTAAACACTGTACGAGACTTTACAATTGGCGTGATTGAGATGGCTATTCGTAAAGATTCTTTTAAGTCTAAAGAGTATGCCGACACACTGTTTATGGAACCAGAAGAGTTTGATGCCTACTGGGAAGCAGAGCTAGACGATGTAGAAAGAAAAGGTCTTTTCAACATTCGTGAGTACGAGGGTCTAAAAGATGTCCAAGAACTTGTAGATAACTTTGGTACTGACGAAAATGCTGGATTCAATCAGCTCCTATCTCTAGCAGATATTGCTACTCTTGGTGTGACTAAGACCGCTGGTCGGTTAGCCGTTGCAGGTGGTCGTAAACTTATCACAGGTTCAGCTGCTACTCGTGAGACTGTGGAGAATGTTCTTAAAGCTAAGTCAGCATCTGAGGTTGTGACAGCCACTAAGGGTGACGTAGCTGGTGCTAAAGCTACAATCATTCAGCACAACACAGGTCAAGCTCCTAGCTCCGTATCTGGTAAGGCTGGACCCACAACACTAGACCCTAATCCTGCTACACCAGTACCTCATTCGGCTACAGTTATTGAGGGAACCAAGGCATCAATGCTGTTTGACGATATGTCACGCATCATGCAGTCTCCTTTCTCTGGTAAGACATTTACAATAGACAGTCTAAACGAGGCTACGGAGAAAGTAGCTAATCGTCTTATGGCTAGTTCAACTAATGCCTTTGTAAAAGTATCTCGTAGACGGGCTGAGGACTCAGACAACTTCATCTATTCAGCAATTTTAGGTAAGTCAGAGAACGGTGCAGCTTTTGCTACTAAGAAAGAGGCACAAGAAGCCGTTAACTTTGATCCTCGTTACACACCTGTACGCCGTAATGCCGATGACTTAGAAAAGGGTTATGGATTAAAAGAAAACAAACGTGGCTGGTACTTGCGGTATGAGGAACGTATTGACACTAGCCGACTAGCTAAAGAGCTGGAAGACGTAACAGTAGATGATGGCTTTGTTAAAAGAGCAGCAGCTAGATTGTTCTCAGCTGGTCAAACAACTGTCGGACCTCGTGTAGGATTTATGATTAACGCAGCTGAAGGTCTTGTTTCTCGTGTAAGTAAGATTGCTGACAAGTCTTTCAAAGACATTCGTAGCCTAAGCAAACAGGAGTATGAAGAAGTTAACAAGGTAATGACACGTTACCGTGATAACATCGAAGGTGATGCAGAAGTAGACTTAGCTGCACAGAGAGGTGCTCCTAGTTCAGAGAAGTTTGCAGTGGACTTCTTTCAAGTTACTGGTAAGATGCCTACTGAAAAGCAACTCACTGCCTACCGTGCTCTTACTGACTTCAACAACGCAGCTTGGAATGTTAAAGCTACTGAGATACTGAAGAATGTAACTAACCGAGGTGGTTGGGCAGTAACTATCAATACAGGCTATGATGGTATCGGTGTTATCGCTAAGGCGGCTGACGATGACGTTGTGTACAGCCGACTACAGGGACGTATTAAGGGTTCTCAAACTGCTGAGAGAATTGTATACAAACTGGATCAACCATACAAAACTCCTGACGGTACAAACTACCAGTATGTTACAGATGTTGTAGATGCTCGTGTACCTCAGAAGTCAGATGTACTAGGATACAACGTAGGCGGTTCACGAAACAACGAGACCATTAACTTCTTTGTTGGGTCTATGTTTGAGCCAGTTCTTGCTGGAGGTAAGAAAGCTACAAAAGGTTTCCGTACTCTCATAGGTTCATTCAGTGCTAAGAATGCTGAAAAGGCTTCTAAAGAACTTAATAACATTGCTGATGTACTATCCCCTATCTTTAAATCTACAGGTATTAAACACATAAAAGACTTAGGTATCTCAGGGGATGACCTTGCTCGTGTTAATGCAGTTATCGTAGCCAACAACTCTTGGAACCCTAGTTCAATTAAGAACTTTGAGGACTTGAAGTTACTGGCTACTAAGCACGATGAACCCTTTACAGCTAAGTTTGAGGTGAAACGTAGGGATCAAAAGGTTGATGCTGAGATCGTAGAAGGTCAAGGCATGACTGTAGGTGAGTACCAGTCTATGCGTGTGTCCCGTAAACGTGGTGACACTCCTTTGTTAGAGTACGGTGGTGCCCGTGTAGGTAACCAAGACCCTATCTCAAACATCCTAGAACAGTTCCAATCCTCTGCTTACCGTTACACTCATTATAAAGCAACTCAGGCTGCTGTCAATGGCTGGGTTCTAAAAGCTAAGAGATTAGGTAATGTAGAATTTGATGGACCTGTACCCTCCAACCCAGAAGACTTCATTCGGCTTGGACGTATCAAGGGTGGTAAAGGTTCTAAGTCAGTAGACGCAGATATGCGTGACCAACAGGACGTAATCAAACGGCGTCTTGGGCTACACGAAAGAGCTGACAAAGAGAACACACTGTTTACCATGCTGGCTCAAAGCCTTTATGATGAAGGTGTGTTTGGTTTTGGTAAGGGCTTGAAGACAAAACCTGAGGACTGGATTGGTGGTGCAGCTGGACGAGCAAGAGCCTTTGCTTTTCACCTAAAGATGGGTTTCCTTAACCCTGACCAGATGGTTCTCAATGCCTCTCACGTTGCACAGATCATGGCTATCTCTCCTAAGGCTGGTGCAAAGGCTACGGCTGCTACTCCAGTCATAGCACACCTGATGTTGAAGACACCTAAGGCAGCAGCTAAAGACATTGATGCTATGTATGCCAATGGTTTCGCTGGTATGACCAAGCAAGAGTTGTTAGATACTGTACGGTACATGCGTGAGTCAGGTAGAGACATCATCGGTACAGCTGTTTTGGAACGTAGTGGTGCTACTTTCAACAGCAACCAGACAAAAGCCTCCGAACTTTTGGAAATGGGTCTAACACCCTTTAA